AGGAACATATGATCTTTCAATAATAAAAATGAATGGTCGTCTACAAGTAGATATGCTTAACTGGTTCCGACGTACAGAAAATTTGACATCTTATAAGCTGGACTATGTAGGTGGGCATTTTATCGGAGATTATGTAAAAGGGCAGCAGCAAATTGCAGAAACAGTTACTACTCGTTTCAAAACTGCAAACATGACTGGACTACAAGTAGAAAGTTTCATTCATTTTGAAGAAATTAATCATTCAAGTGATTATTATAAAAATGGTGATAAATTTAGAGTTACAATGGTAAACAAAGAGGAAGGATGGTTTGAAATTGAAGGACATGAAAGTCCGCAGGCAAAAGCGGTTAAATGGGGCTTAGCGAAAGATGATGTGTCTCCTAAAGATATTTTCCGGATGACGAATGAAGGACCGAGTGCTAGAGCAATAATTGCAAAATACTGTATTCAGGATTGTAACTTAGTGCAGCACTTGTTTGCCAAAGTAGATGTGGTAACAGATCTAGTTGAAATGGCGAAGCTATGTAGTGTTCCAATGAGTTTCTTAATTTTCAGAGGTCAAGGCATTAAACTAACAAGCTATGTTGCTAAAAAATGCAAAGAGAAAAATGTATTGATGCCTGTTATTGACAAAGGTTCAAAGGATGATGGGTACGAAGGTGCCATTGTTCTAGATCCAAAATGTGGATTATACTTAGATACACCTGTTCCTGTCGGTGACTTTGCATCTCTTTATCCGTCTTCTATGTTATCAGAAAATTTGTGTCCTAGCAGTAAAGTATGGACTAAAATATATGATTTAGCCAACAATTTAATTGCGGAAACTGGTTCTAAAGATCTAGTTACAGGTCAATATGTTTATGATGGGCTGCCAGGATATGAATATGTAGATATTACATTTGACACTTATAGATATGTAAGAAAGAACCCGAAAGCTCGTGCAGAAAAGATAAAGTCAGGACACAAAGTTTGTCGATTTGCGCAACCTCTGAAAACAAACGGAGTAGAAGAAAAAGCAATTATGCCTTCCATTTTGCAGGAGCTGCTAAAGGCCAGAAAAGACACTAGAAAACAAATTCCTAATACTCCTGATGAATTTATGAAGAATGTGCTAGATAAACGTCAGCTTGCTTATAAAGTTACAGCAAATTCCCTTTACGGTCAGCTTGGCGCTAAAACAAGTACATTTTACGAACCAGATATTGCGGCATCTACTACGGCTACGGGAAGATTATTGCTAACATATGCAAAGCGTGTTGTCGAAGAATGTTATGAAGATATTGATATTGATACAAAATATGGAAAAGTTAATGTAAAATCTGACTACGTATATGGTGATACTGACAGTGTATTCTTTAAATTTAGTCTACTGGATAAAGAAACAGGTGAAGCTATTTTAGGACATAAAGCGCTAGAATTATCAATTGAAATTGCACAAACAGCATGTCATACCGTCTCAAAATTCTTAAAGCAACCTCATGATTTTGAATATGAGAAGACATTTATGCCGTTTTGTTTGCTGTCAAAGAAGCGATATGTAGGCATCTTGTACGAGACGGATCCAAACAAAGGAAAGCGAAAAGAGATGGGAATTGTTCTTAAGAGGCGAGATAATGCACCTATAGTAAAAGATGTTTACGGTGGTGTTATTGATATTTTGATGAAAGAATGTAATGTACAAAAGGCAATTGAATATGTATATAAATGTTTACAGGATTTGGTAGACGGACATGTTGCAATAGACAAACTTATCATCACCAAGTCTTTGCGATCGTTTTATAAAAATCCGCAGCAAATTGCACACAAAGTGTTGGCAGATCGTATTGCTGCTAGAGAACCTGGTAATAAACCAACATCAGGAGATCGAATACCATTTGCCTATATAGTTCAATCAAATAAGAAAGCATTACAAGGTGAAAAGATCGAGACACCAACATATATAAAAGAGAAAGGACTACAATTAGATTATTCGTTTTATATTTCAAATCAAATCATGAAACCATTGTTGCAGCTATTTGGCTTAGTACTAGAAGATATTTGGCGCATGCAAAATAAAGTTGCAAAGGTGTCGAAATTTAGAAGAGAGATAGCAGAGCTTAGAAGAGAACAAGAGGATAATAAAAAATTTGAAGACAAGCTGGCAAAGATGAAAGACAAGGAAGTAAAAACATTAATATTTGATAAGTATTTGAGAGAAACGAATAATGCAAAAGAAGGAAATCAAAGTGTGGCTAAATTCTTTATTAAAAAATAAAAAAAAACAGAAAAAATATTATTATTAAATTAGATTTAATAATAATTGGATTAATAATTTGATTTAAATATATTTTTTTTTTATTTTAAATACTGGAAGTAGCAAGTTGCTTTGATTTAGTTCCGGTTGTAAAATAAGTCAAGAGGTTATTTATATGTTTATGCATGCTTTTAACTTGTTCGAAAATATATGCTCTATTTGAACCATCATCTTCATAATTATCATTCAAATCAGGTACATATTCATCATCGTCGTCATCATCGTCGTCATCTTCAGCATCATCTTCGACATCATCTTCATACTCTTCATCGTCTTCTGTATTTGAACATAAATTATTTAATTGTTCAATTTGCTGATCAACATAATCTTGACCAAATGTTTGAACATATAAATTATTATAAGTATCGAGGCCTTCTGCTTGCAACTTAAACATAATTGCATTAATGGTTCTTTTATGTAAGATTGCCATATCTGGAACAGATAATTTGAGCAAATCATATTCTCTTTCTAATCTCAAACATTCATTAATAGACCATTTATATCCATTTCTCCATGCATCAATATCAATACTATTGCTTTCTTCGTATGTGATAGTCATAATTATAAATATATTATGTATATATCTTTATATTGTTTTTAAAATATATATTGCTATATAGTTAAGATGAATTATTATTGTTAGGTCGTATTATGGTCTCAAATAATAATACATCTTCACTTGATGATGGATTTAGTGTAAATCGATTAGTATTAGAAGAAGGACTAAATAGGTCGGTTAAAAGTCTAGTAGATAAATCAACAGTTAGTTGATCAATTATGTTAGTTACTGGATTTATATTCCTTAAATTTGCATTATTAGGTGCAGTTGTAGGCGTAGCGTTATTACGAATAGGAGTAGATGTAGGAATAGGATTAGGATTAGGGCTTGTTGTGTTACGAATATCGTATCTACAAACAGGACACCGAACATTATTACTAAACCATTGATTAAATTGATCAGGAAAGAAAATATGACCACAGTGATTAAGTTGTCTAACATTATCAGATTGTGTAAAAGCTTCTAAAGAAATGGCACATGAAGTGCTATTAGGTGTTTGAATATCGGAATATCTAATAAGTCTAGATGCATTATTAATTTGTTCTTGAGTTGGTCTAACTGGTACAGAATTTAAAAAATTAGTAAGAAAATTGGTAATATTAGGATTATTATCATGTTCATTAATATTGGAAGTATTATTATTTATTACATCCCATAAAAAATTAGTAATATCTGAAGAGTTGTTAGTTGCATTACTAACATAAGTTGAACGATCAATTGGATTTGCATAATCATAATAAATGTATGGTCTATGATTAAAATAATGTCTAGGATTATACTGGTTGTTAAAACCGTGTCTTACATTATTTTGTCGATTAGGTCTAGTATTTCTTGTTTGTCTAGTTGGTCTACTCATATTATTTCCAATTAAATTATTTATATTATTTCTAATATCATCTAATGTGTTAAACAAACGTGTAATATGTAAATTAGTTTGATTATATTGAGTAATATACATACTGATAAGACGTTGTCTTTCTTGAGAATTTAAATTAGACATATTAAATATAAATATATTATAATAAATATGTTTAAATATATTGTTTTATATTAATTATAATGAATTTCAATAAATATAATAATAAAGGGTTATCTGGTTTGGCAAACTTAGGAAACACGTGTTTTTTAAATGCATGTATGCAAGTTATTTCTAATACATATGAATTAAATCATTTTCTAGATTTAGAAACATATAAAAAGCGATTAAATAACAAATATGACTCTGCGTTGCTTATTGAGTGGGATGAATTACGAAAGGTCTTATGGAAGGAAAATTGTGTAGTATCTCCTGTTAAATTTGTGAAAACAGTTCAAAAATTGGCAGAAATAAAGGACAAGGATATATTTACAGGTTATGATCAAAATGATTTACCAGAATTTTTAATATTTGTAATAGATTGTTTTCATAATGCTTTATCAAGAGAAGTAAATATGAATATTCAAGGTACTGTAGAGAATGATAGAGATAAAATTGCACTATTATGTTTTGAAAAAATTAAACAAATGTATTCAAAAGATTATTCAGAAATTTGGAATATATTTTATGGTGTGCATGTTTCTCAATTAGTAACAGTCGAAACCAAAACATTGATGAGTAT